GCAAACACTGTGGTGGTGTGCTTGTGTTTGACAGAGCATTGCCCAAGAGCTTGTTCCGTGATGACAATCTTATACTACTTGACAAGAACGAAGTAGAGGACTTAGAACATCTAAAGGTAGACATACTTGCAAACAGAGGACTATCACAGTTACTAGAAATAGATCCCCACACAAGACTAGATGCATATCCAAAACAGGATGATCGTGTTAGCGATTTATTGTGCAAAGGTGATGTACTTGGTGTAACACAAGGTGAGTCACCTACTATGAAAAGACTGTTTCGTGCATTGCAACCAACAGGCGTTGAGGACTGTGTGTTTGCCAGTGCATTGGTACGTCCTGTTGCAATGGAAGGCAGACGCAAAGCCAGTTGGTTCCGTGACTGGAGTGAAAAAGGCATACAAAAGAATGCAATAGTGTACGAAGATGATGCTATACACAAAATAATGAAACTGATTGGCATATCACCTTATGAAGCAGATATGTATCGTCGTGCTTTTGCAAAAAAGAATGAAGAGAAGATGATGCAATTTATGGCACGACTTGGTGACCATCCAGACAAGCATGATATCTATGAACAAATGCAGTCGCTAAGTGGGTTTGGCTTGTGTAGAGCACATGCAGTTAATTTGGGTAGACTTATATGGGCACTAGCATACCATAAAGTGTACAATCCAAAACAATTCTGGGCGGCTTGTTTGAAACACTGCCAAGGATCATATGCACGTTGGGTATATCGCAACGAAGCAAAACGTGCTGGTTGGGATCTGCGTGATTTAGGCTTTGACAATTGGATTACAGAGGATCCGGTTGAAAGTTTTAAACAACATGGTGCATGGAACAGTCCTGGCTTTTTGCCAAACATGGGATTGCAAAATTTATTCTTAGACAAGTTTCAGTTTGCAGGTATAATTGCCGCCAGTAGAGTGTTTAAAAGCGATGCAAAAAATTACATACACTTTATAACATTAGGAGTAGGCGAAGGTCGCTATGTTGACCTTGTTGTTGATCGTCCTGTAAAATATTCTCGAGATACTGTGGTTGTTGGCGAAGGACAGATGTGGACCAAAGACAACAGTAACTATCTAAAAGTAAAACGCAAAAACGTAAAAGCAATGCCTATTGATCAATATGCTTAATTGTAAAAGTATACTCCGTTAGACCCTCTGTCTGGCCAGTAGTCTACACAACCGCCAGTACGATAGATATCAGTGGTTAAGCAATGCAATCCACCATCCCAGAATCCTCTGGCAGCAAACTTACAAACATGCGGAGTAAATCCATATTCTTCAAGTTTACGCAGTGCCCAATCATCTTCATTAATACATAGTACATTTTTTTCATCTACTATCAGCATGTTAACTTCAAATATAGTTTCTCGTGAATCACCTACCCAAAACTTAGCCTTTTCAAGGATTGTGTTGTTGAAAAGTAGCAAATCTTTTCCTGACACCCACCAGCTACCTGGATGAGTTCTTTGTTTTGTTGTATCTGGTAAAAAATTTATGTCCCAATCTGGAAATGTAGTAGCATACTCTGTTTTGTAATGTGTTGAAAATATACAACCAGGTTTGACAGGACAGAATACTCCATCTGAATGATCACCAGTAAAAGTAATATGTATTCTGTAATCCTTTTTAAAATTATCAATTGCATGTAATAAAGGTTCTTTGGATGTGTATAAAGTATCAACAAAAATATCTCTGCCAACTCTTACTACACTAGGAGGCATTAAATAAGCCATTGGATTTGTATGTCTGTTTATTACTTTTACTTTTTGATTATGCTTTTTATAGTGACTGGTAATATGTTCATAAGAATGAAATCCTTTTGGATATTGAGGAATAATATACAATGTATCACCAATGGTAATTGCCCAGTCTCTTGGTGTTACTGGTGGCTTACACAAGTTATCTTCGTCGTCAAGAAAACGTTCTATTTTTGGAAAAAATGGACGTTGTACAATTACATTAAGTTCTTGTAACTTACGTTCGATGTAGTACAAGTCTTTACGTGTTTGTTCATTGATATGACACAGTAGATCTTGTTCTTGATTGCTAAATGTTTCAAAATAACTGTCAGGATATACATCACCTAACCATACTTCTTGCAACGGTTGAAATCCGCAATGGCTTTGAACTATCATCCTTTTGCCTTAATACCTGCTAACATCTGTTTAAGTTTTGTACTTTGTACATCAGCAACAATCTTGCCAGGCTCGTCTTCTACAGTAGCATCATTTTGAGGATCTGATTGTATTGACTTTGCTTTTATTTGATCATAGATACTTGAACTCTGTTTCTTAAACTGTTGATACTCTTCATCATCTCCTAGGTCACGTATACGCAAACTTTCTATGTCAAACTCTAAGTCCACTTTCATACCAACACCACTTGAACTCCTAGTTTTCATAGCCTGTATTTGATATCTACCACGTTCTCTCATAGCACGGCTTGTAAATATACCAAACACATTGTCAGCAGTATTGATCTTACTAATACCACCACTTATGTGCGAGTGATCAAACTCTACTTCTTCAACTGCACTTCTGTTCAACTGTGAAGCAGTAACAAACAGTATGTTAAGTTCTCTTGCTAGGTTACGCAATTCTTCTGATACATACTTGTCCTTAACAAATAAATCATTTGGCGATACCTTGGCACTAACTGGCATAAGCAAATCCAAATAGTCAATACACATAAAGTCTATGCCTTTGCCTTGTTTTATGCTTAGTTCTTTTACAAATGCTCTTATGTCATTTACTGTGCTTTGTGCAGGCATGTACTTTATTTGCAAGCCGCCTGCTTTCTTGCCCATCATCTTAACTTTCATTTCAACAGTTTCTATATCTTTGAATAACTGTTTGCTAGGAGTATTTGTTAACATACTATCAACACGCATAGCAGTCAACCCTTCACTTAATTCAAGTGTGACATATACTCCACTGAGTCCTGCTTCCATCCAGTTCACTGCTAAGTTTTGCATGAACAAACTTTTACCTGATCCAGACCCACCTGCAAATATCTGTAGCTCGCCTCTGTTGAATCCACCATATAGCAGTTTGTCTAACTTGGGCCACCCAGTACTATTCTGGCCGTTGTTGTCTTTCAATGCCGCAAGCCTTGCCCTTGGATCCTCAAAATAATCAGTACCCAAATCCTTTGTTAAACTTATCTGTACTGCATCCTTTATAAGTTTCTCAACTGGTGAATACTCACCTTTTTCAAGTAAGTCTGCACTTTTAAGTATTGCACGTTCTAATTCAGTACGTCTAGTAAATGCCTCAAACGTTTCTAAAAACCAATCAGTGTGTCCACTGTTTAAGTCTGGAATCTCCAACAGTTCAACGTTTGTCACTGCCTTAATCTGTGCTCTGTCAGGAAGTGTTTTGTGTTCATTTGCATGATCATAGATAAACTTTGCAGTTTCTCTCAAGTCTCTATCAAAGTTTTCTTCATTAAAAATATTTTGTACTCTTAAGAAACTTTGTGCATCATGCATCATCATTTCTAAAAATAATTTTTGTACATCATATGTATATTCTATCATACTATCCTCACTAGGCGTTTACGTGCCATTTCAATTTTTATCTTACTACGTTCTGCACACTGATGTATCTGTCGTAGTGTTTCGGCTACACCAAAACGCACCACTGCATCATTTACATCTTTTACATCTTCTGGCCACTCTGGTATACTAACTTCAAACTTGTGTTCTACTGCGGCATCAATTATACTTAATCCTGCACGATCCTGATCAGGTACTACTATTATTCTACGTTGTAACTGCTTTAACAACTGTGCTTGGTCCTTGCTTATAGTTTCATGCATACATGCTAAGCCGGATATACTTAGTGCATCAAATATACCTTCAACAACTATAGCACTGGTCCAGTCTGACTTTTGTAAATCATAACCAAACACATACCCAGGTTGCTGACTGTTTATAAACTTTGGTGTACGATTGTCCAGGTAACGTGATGTATGTCCTACTATCCTGTTCTTGTATGTGTATGGTATAACAATCCTATCTCTTGGACTGCGTTTTTTATCTACTAGAAACGGATATCCAAATACCATGCCACGTTGCTTTAGATACTCAACATAGTGAAAGTGCTCTTTATTGTTTTCATCTATGCGTTCAACGCCTGCAGGTATTTCTTGTTCAGCAAAGTCAATCTGCTTTTGTTTTATTGTATTACGTTCAGCAGTTAAGTCTAACAAACTTTTACGTTTCAAACTTTCTAAATTGAGTCTTTCAATGTCAGTTGGATCAACACCTAGCCATTCTAGTAACTTACGTGCTTTGTATGTAACACTACGTCCGGCAACAAAACTTGCAGTAAAGCCACAGTTGAAACAGTGATAACTCCAGTCATCTTCGGATTGTTTTATA